GACAATAGAATTTTTAAGATTATCTCTAAATTAGTGAAGGTTGTTACGCTTAATATTGTTGCATTTACACCTACCACTTCTGCAATTTCCGTTACTGCTTTTTTTATCGGCATTTTTCAAATATTTTTTTAATGCGACTTCGTTCTTTTCTTTTACCTTATAATACTTTCTCATATATGTAAATCAGGTGTTAAGAAGTCGTCTAATGTTAATCCTCTTTGTCTTTGTCTGTCAAATTCTAAATTTATTCCGCTATAATAAGCGTCTTTGTCAGGTGTAATGTCTGCACCGCTTGAAGTTGAATATTCTGGGTAACTTGAAGTATTGTTTTTTATGTAGTCAATTAGGCGTTGTGTATAGAACTCGGCTGTGTTTCTTATTTCTTCTCGTAAGTGTTGTGCTTCGTCTGTGCTTAAAGCCGTTCCTGTTTCGCTTGTCTTTGAGTATATGTTTCCGTTTGATACTTTGAACCTTAAAAACGGCAGACATTCGTAAAAAGCAAAATGTACAAGAGCGTCCTGTATATAGTCATCTACTAAAGTTTGATAAGCACCTGTCAAACTTCCTGCGGTAATTTTAGTTTGTAATGCTTCAAATAAGTCCGTTCCTAATTTGGTTTCAATATATTTCTTCTGTGCAACCTTAATATAAGGAAGCATAAATTCCATGTCTACATTTCCGCCAATAGCGGTGCTATCTTTTAGTTTGTTTTCTGATATAAAAAGTACATACGCCATAATTCCTATTTTACAAATCCGTTATTCGCCATTCTTTTTGGTGGTTTTGATACTCTTGGGTCGTTTGCCTTTGGGTAAAAACCTTTGTTTCTTGCTTTTGTTATGCCTACTATTGCAGTAGCGTCTTTTAGTTTTTTACCTCTTGCTTTTCCTAACTCAAAAAAGTATATTTTCCTTAACCAATAGTGGTGACAATTACCGCCACCTTTGAAATAAAATATATTGTAAGTGTCTGCACCACCTTTGCCCCAACCTTTATTTACTTTCATCTTATTCATTCTTAAAATATCTTCTTTACGATATATCTTTTTTGCTGACATCATTTTCTTGCAAAATTCTCTTTGCTTTCCTGACTTTCTTGTAAGAAATTCGTCTTCTACATATTCGTATCTTACCCTGTAAAGATTGTATTCTCTATCAAAACCTTCTTCGCCTATTTCAGATGAAGGTGCGTCAGGATAAGCCCTACCTGTTGAAGCAAATTCTATTTTATGTTTTTCGTTTAGTTCCTTTTCAAAGTCAAAATCTTCTTCTTCAAATTCTACTACTTCTTCGTCTATTAAGTCATAACCTTCAGGTTCATCTTCTCCAAATTCTTCTATAAAGTTATCAAGTTCTGTTTTCTCTTGACTAAATTCTTCGTTTGCTGTTTCTTCGTCATCTTCTAAAGGTTCTAACCCTAATTCACCTCTTAACTCGTCTTGTGTTAAAACTTCTTTAAGTGTTTCGTTATCAAACTTCGTTGTTACAGGTGTGAATTGAATTATAGATACAGGAAGGTTCATATTATTTACATCAAATATCTTTGTCAATACTTTTAAGATATGTGCTTGAAACGGCTTTACAACGCTATTTAGATATACTTCAAACGCTTGGTTAAGTTCGTCAGCATTGTTTCCAAGCCCTGTGTCGTTTTTAATACCCATAAGCATAGGACTTGTTACTCGGTGTCCTGTAAGTATGTTTTGAACTAAAAGTTCCTGTAAAGCCAAATACTGCTTGTCAGCGTTTGATACGCTTATAGGTGTTATAGTCGGTTCTCTATCTTTACTATCTGAAAAAGTAAGTACAAATTTACCTGCGTTAGAAGCACCAGAAAATTTATCTGCTATTTGTCTTTCTACTTGTACTCGTTCTTCTCTTGTCGGTACTCCGTTATTGAAGCTGATAAAGTAAGAACCTGCAAATCCGTTCTTTATATTAGATAAGTGAAATTCGCTTACATATTGGTCAGTTAAACACCAATTAGTACAACCTGAATAGTCAGGTGTTCCGTATAGTTGCATATTAGGGCTATACAAAGCAGAATAAAGTATTTGATTAGGTTCTGTTCTGTCTTTTAAGTTAAAGGCAGATACTGCTTGTGGTCTATTATTTTTTTGTCTTGGATTTGCCCAATCAGAACTTACATAATAAGTATCTACAACACCCATTTCGTTAGGTACACCGCTACGAATTTTCTCTACTCCTATATGATGTATTTCTGATATTTCTGTTCTGTCCTTTGACCAAATTATATTAAGTGCAAAAGCACCGTGTAGTTTTAAGTCAAAAGCTATTTTACACATTACTTCGTGTAATGTTTCTTTTGAGTTAGCAGCAGCAATAAACTTTTTTAATTTAACTAATGCTTCTAAATTAGTTTCATCTTCTATTTGTAAGCCCTGTCCTGCTATCATAGCCGCAGTTTGATTAATAATAGCTGCGTGTGTAGAACTATTGTAATAAAGGTCTATTAAAAATTGTGGGTACTGATTTTTATATTCTTCTGTTCCAAACTCAATCCAATCTTTACCGTGTGCTTCTTTAATAACAGGTGAAGTTTGAGCTTCTAAATTTACAAGCCCTAAATTTTCTAGTATTTCGTTATTCGTCTTCTTCATTCCATTCTGTATTATTTATTAATTCAAGAAGTTCTGCGTTTGAATAAGTAGTTGCAGAAAAGAAATAAGCAGGTGTTTCGTCAAATGATACTATTGCTTTTGTTCCGTCTAAACTTCTTCTTGCAGTTTCTTTTGAAGTAGTAGCCAATTCGTCAAAGTTTAGGTTATCTAACTCGCTTACATCTATAATAATATATTGTCGCATAATTAAGGTGTGTCTGTTGAATAAGTAGGTGAATTTACTAATGTGCCTGTATTTCCTAACCCTGAACTGTCTTCTGCTTTTCCACCTGAACCTTCTTCAAACTTATAGTACCCTACAAGCCCTGATAGTCCTGCTAATTCTAAAGGTTTGCCGCTATTGTATAAAGTAGTAGCAGAAATAACTTGTGTAAATACCGCTACTTCGCTAATCTTACCATTCCAATAAGCACCGTCTAATAAGTTTTGACCTATATCTGCTTCTGCAATAGTACCTGAAAAACTACCTAATCCTGTTGTGGTTGCTTTTAGCGTTCCGTCTAAATATATTTTTAATTCACCTTCGCTTGTGTCCCAAGTCATAACTACATTGTGCCAATTTCCGTCATTTTCTATTGTGTCGCCTGAAGGTATTACTGCTGTTTTTGAAGTTCCACCGCCTTTGTGTAATGCCCTAAATTCATTTGCAGAAGCGTGATAAAAGAAGCTTATAAAATTATTACTATCAACTTTTGCTTTCATAATGTGTGCAGACGAACTAACAGTATCTAATTTGCACCAACAAGAAATAGTCCCTAAAGAACCGTTCATATCGCCTGCAAGATTATCTACTGCAATAGATTGAGTAGAACCGTTGAAGTCCAAACTATAATTGTCGTCATAAACATTACTGCTTACATTAAGCCCTAACCCTAATTTCATTATTCGCTTGTTTTGCCGTCATGTTCTGTATATCCTATCGCAAGACCAGAAGTTAAGGTAATTGCTGTGCAGCGACCATACAAAACAGTACCTGCTGGTATAGTTGTTTGCAAAGCACTTTCGCCTGTTAGGTTAGCCATTGTTATAGAAGCAATTACGCTTGTTGTAACAAAGTGAATAGCGTAGTAATCTTTTGTTGTTTGTGCTGCTGTTGTAAAAACTACACCACTACCTTTACCTAATTGTTCTCTTAATAAAATGTTATTGTTGTCTATTAAACTCATATCTTAATTTTTTAATTTGTCCAAATATAATTCGTTCCGCTTGGTTCAGGGTGTTGCGTATATGTTATTTGTTCCGAACCTGCCGTTTCTGTTACATAAAGTTTTCCTGTTTCAACTAATCCTTTTACCGTTCCGTAAATTCCTGTTGTATCGTTTGCAACATCTGTTTCTGTGATAGGTGCTGTATCTGCGTCTAATGTAGGTACAGTTCCGTTAAAACTTACTTCGTATATCTCATATTTCCAATATCCAAACGGCTTAAAATCTACTAACCCTGTAAATACATTTTCAGTTGTGTTGTGTCCTATTGTTACTTTTGTTGTTCTTTGATAAGTTCTTATATCGTCATTATGCACTTGGCTTTGTCCGTATCT